CCCAAACGCGCCGATGTTTTAGCTACCCTGTCCCCGGTTTCCGCAAAGGAATTCGCAAGCGCGACTACGCCTGCCGTTGCCGCGGCTACTCCGCCGACTACGCCCAACGCCAGCTTTGAGGCGTTTCCTGTAAATTCTTTCCAGTCTTTTCCCAACTGTTTTGTGGCGCCTTTCAAATCCTCAAGCTGTTTTTTAACAGTGCGGATCACCTGGCACGCGCCTTTGTCTTCTCCGGCAATTTCGAGCGAAAGATCCCAAATTGTTTTACGTTTTGAAGCCATGCTATACCTTCTGTTTTTTCTTAAACATATCCGTATAAATTTCGTTATATTCAAACAATTCGTATAACGGCATATCCATCAGATCAGGAATTGAAGTGTTTGAAACAACAGTTAACCCCGCCGTCATCCTGCGTAAGAAATCGGCGGGGTCAGCGTAATCAAATACGGAAAGTTCTATTTGTCTCCCGGCTTCTCTGCCGGCTTGATAAAAACCCCGCTTTCTTCATCCTCATCGTCCTCAGCCGTGAATTGGTTGTAAAACTCCAGCGGATCGCGTTTGGCCACATAAGCCCCGACTGTTTGCCAAACCGCGTCATAGTCATCAGCCGGCAATTTCTCCAATGCGCGGAACGGAACGCCCGAGATAATCGAGGCCATGCGTCCGCAGTATTCCGCGCTCTGGCTGCGGACAATACCCGAAAAATTTCCCTGCTGGAATGTTTCCCGCTCGCATTGGTTTATATGCGCGCCTTTTACTTTGGAAAAATCCAAAATGATTTCGGAAATTTGCCGATCCTCCCAAGGCAGCGGCGCCGACAATTTTACTTTTACAGTACCTGTGAACATTTAATCCTCCCGTCCGTTACCCGACAAAAACGTTACGGCGCGTTTCTTCCATCAAATCTTTGCCGTTAACCTTGTAGATACCCTTGAAGGGGTCCCATTCCAAAACATCATCGCCGTCCAGCCAATGATGCACATAATATACCTGCATGACGATTGACGCTTCGCCTGAGGCTGCCTGTTCAATCGATCCCGGATTGGCCTGACTCAGCGGTCCTCTTAACACCCAGCGGTTAGGCACCTTTTGAAGTGTGGCGTTATCTTTGTTATTCACAATAAGCTCATTACGCAAATCCAAGGTTCTTGTGGTACCCAGCTCCATATATTTTGTTACAGAGCCGTAAATCGTCGGAACGGATATTGTAACGGTCTGCGCGTTCATCACGCCGGGAACCGGAACATTTATCGCGCCGCCGACACCCGCGCCTTTGAACTCGTTAGAAGCCAGCTCAAAGGACGGAAGCTCTACCGTCACGGTGCCGTCTAATTCGGCGCCGGTTTCAACATCATAAAGTTTGAAAACATTGTTTTCAGTCGGTATTCCTTTTCTCATTTTCGCGCCTCCCTATTCAAACAGACCGTTAAGAAGGTCAGGGTCATACATGAAGTCAAAGATCAATGCCTTCGCAGCGTTAGGCGGAGTGATGTGCACACGGAAGTACAACTGGCCGCCCATTATGCTCTGGTTGCTGTTATCGGCCCGCAGAAATTCCACATGGCCGCCGATTATCGCCTGCCGCGATGCCAAAGTATTCAAATACTCGTTTCCTGTCAGCAGTACCCTGTCAATGAACAACCGCGTAGTGGGTTTGTCCACATTTTGCCGCATTGTTTTGTTCACAACATTCTGGACATAAGAGAACATACGCCGCACGCCGCGCTCAAAGTCTTTTATATCCGTGTTGCCGGGGAATGCGGCCGTTTCAACGCCCCATGATCTCCAGCCGTCAAAATTGATCCATGTCCCAATGCCGTTCTCATTAAGGTAGTTGGCCTGTTCTTCTGACAACATCGGGATCACGTTGCCGTCCTCATCGCACATATCGGTCATGCTCAAAGTTTTGTTCGAGGCCTGTTCATACGGAAGGCCGCCGTTCGCGTTATCCACCTCGCCGTACATTCCGGCCAATCTTGTGGAACCGTGGAAAACTTTGTCCCCGATTTTGACGCACGGCCATGTGAGGAACGAATAAATATCGACATAGCTGTTATCGCTTTTCCATTTCGGAAGGTTGCGATAATTTTTGTATATCCCGGTAGTCGGCAAATCGGCAAGCGCAATGCAGGTAAATCCGTAGCCAAGTTTCTTTGCCTTGCTGCACATCAGCGCGTAAATCTCAGGGTCATGGCTCCATCCCGGAACAAGAATAAATCCGGTGATTTTCTTGAACGCCAGGAACACCTCAGTAATAAGCTCCATTCCCGTGCGCTTGTTTGTATCCAGATCAATGCCGCCCGCGATATCCGCCTTCGTAACGCCGCTAACTGTGGCCTGCTTATACGACACGCTTAACGTTGTCGCGCCCGATGGAATAGCTCCGCCTTCGATGACCGTTACAAGCAACTTTTCGCCGTCATATTTCAGCGAATAGTCCTCATTCCGGACATAATCTCCGCTCACGGGTTTGTGTACGGCAACGGCGCTGATCATTGCCATGCCGTCATCAATGGTAGCGATGCCATTAATAATCGGCAAATCCGTTACCGCGACATCCTGCGCCGTGGGAATCGGGTTCCACACATTGATCAAAACCAGCGGCGAAATTGCATGAAGCCGCATTTGCGAATAAAGAACTTCAGATAGCCCGAATTTTTTCCAGTCATCAGAATATCCCATGTCCGCAACGCCTTCGCCGTAACTGAAAATCAGCGCCGGATTGTTTACCGCCGCTGCCGGATTTTCCAGCCTGTGAACAGGGGCAACGCCCACCGCGACCGGCAACGCCGAATCAACAGATACAGGAACTTGAAGAGGTGTTGGCGATTCTAAAATATAGACGCCGTGTAAATAGGCCATATTTACCTCCTAATAATTTTTTGGCTAGGCAACTGCATATCTAGCCGATTTTATGCGATTATCTTCGGCCCAAAGCGGCTGAAGATTCCGATACCAAAAACAAACTTTCTGCTGAAGCGGACACCGTAAGTCGAAAGCAGCACAAGGAATAATATGATCGATATGCCAACCATCAAATCCGTAATTTTCCCAAGTCATACCGGGTTGGAACAAGCTTTCAATGTGTTGCTTCAAATATTCAACAGTACATCCGATAAGATTCATTGTGCGCATTGCCTTCTTAATACCCGCGAATTGTAGAGCTGTGCGAATTCGTTTGGAAATTGTAGTCTTTAATCTAAATTGAATATCATTCTCACGTCTTTTTTTTGCATACTCTCTTTGGTACTTCCTTGAATTAGTTTTACCTTTTTCAGACAACAAGTATTTTCGTAACACTTCCTTTTTCCTATCAGACCTTTCATACGCCCGAGCGGTTTCTTTGTATCTGGCAGTCTGACGATGAGCCTTATTTGTACACTGTTTTGAGCAATACTTCTTTTTTCCCCAAGACCAATTATTCTCAGTGTTTCTGAAAAAAGTATTATTACAAAACATACAAACCTTAGACTCCATATTAGCCTCCTAGATAGTCTCTAATTTTTCTTCGCTCTCTTTACCGAGAACCGTATCGCCTTCAAAGGGCGATTCAATGGCCGGGGGAGCCCCCTTCCATTTTGTTTCCATCATTGCCGTGTAGTAAGGCGGATTCAGGCTGTTTAAAAGAGTCCACTTTACAGGAACATTTAATAAATAGCCGTTGACTATTTTGTCTCCGCATAAATTCTGTAAAACTAACCAGAGCATTGTTTCAGGAATCCGCCATCCCTGGTTGTCTGGCTCATTACGATAGCCGCCGAAATAAATCTGGATATTTATTTCAGATCCATTGGCGGCCGGGTGAAAATCGCTCACCTCGCCGGTAGTGCAAACAACCTGGACTAGCGGATAATCTTTTGTTTTGTCCCGCTCCTCCGATTCTGTTCTGCTTACCGGAAGATATTGCGCGTGCACATAAGGTTCATGGTATTCTTCGTCAGGGAATTCCCCTTTCTGCCAATATGACTGCAACGCCGTTTTGATTCGGGAACAGAGCGCATCGACAAGGCCGGAAGGGTTGCGGTAAATAAAATCATCGTAACTACCCATTAAACAGCCTCGCTAATTCATGCTGTACGCGTTTTTCAAATGTTTCTCCTGCCAGTTTCATCACTGCTTCACTGACAGTCTCATTCGCTTTGAACATACCGGTTGTCGAAGGGCCGAAATTTTGCTCAATCGGAAGATTCTTTTTATCTTTCCGCTCATAAACACCGACATGGCCGCTTTTCATTTTCGCGACAAACGCCTGCTTTAATGTTCCCCCGCCGCTTTTCTTTACTTTTGCATGAACCGGCCCCTTTGCCGGGGGCATTACTTCTGTCGGCGTTACACCCTTGAATTTCGGCAGCGCGAACGGGCTTGAAGAAATATCCATAACCGCGCCGACATTGCCGCCGCCCATATTACGCGCAAAAATCGTCCCTCTTATTTCGGAAGCCGGAAGCGTATACTCGCTTGACAACTGCCGGACGGTCTCCGCTTTGGCGGTATCCGCGGCACGTTTCGCGGCGCGGTTGATCGCTTTGTTGATCTCGGCATCGTTCGCAAGAAGAGAACATTTTTTTAAGATTTCAGAGAATTTATTTCTGTCAAGATCAACTTTCAAATTAACAGCCATTTTATTTCCTCAATTCACGCGGTCGCACCCTATACGAATTTCATACACTCCCTTATTGGAAAGGGAATGCCTTACATACCACTGTTTGCCGTTAATAGTCATCTGCTCACCGGGCTGCGGAAGACGGAACAAATCTTTCTGTTTAATAAAAATCAATTGCTCGCCTTCCGCCAAACCCATGGCATAAACATCCGATTTGCCATTAAGCGCGTCGTCATCGAAAATAACAGGGACGCTTTTGCCATCGATTATGGCGTTATCCGCAAATTCTCCGGTCTCGAAGAAAACGTTGTCAATATCGGCGGCAACCGTGTCCTTAAAATCCATTTATGCCTTTGCCTCTTTGATTAATTTTTGGATTTCCTCATCTGTCATTTCGTCTTTGACTTCGATGTTCAGTTCCTCGGCTCTCGCAAGGAGTACCGCCCTTTTGATTTTTTGCTCGATTTCCGCATCGGTCATTTTTTCGTCAACAGTGATGCCGGCTTCCTCGGCTCTCGCAAGGAGTTTGTCCCTTTTGGTTTCTTTGCCCGGTTTGGTTGCCGGAGTCGGCTCTTCGTCAAGACCAACCGGCTCAAGCCACTGTTCCTGAATGCCCTGCTTGATCTCCTCAGAAGTCAAGTCCTCGATGAGCGCGCCCTTTTTATACTCCTTGCCGCCTTTTTTGACGATGCACCTTGTCACATATTTCTTTGCCATCTTTTCCCCCTACCTTACCGTGGCCACAAGCCATGAATTGAGATTTTTCGGGACAGGAACAGCCCTTGAAGTTACCACAACCTCGCGGGTAGCCGCTCTGTCGTCATACCAAACTTCCTTGATGAATTCGCCGGAAGCGGTTTGGAATTCGCCTTTTTCCATGTAGTCAATCGAACCGTAAGCGAATTTGTTTTGTTTGGATTCACGCGTCACCATGATAATCGTATTGTCAGGCAAATGGGTTTTCATTGTGCCCGTAATTTCATCGGCGTACTTGCTCCGCTGTGTGAAAATTTTCACAAACGGATCTTTCATAGTGGCCATGAATGCGGCGTTTCCATACTCGGCAGCTTTTTCAGGCGCGAAAAGACCCTTTTCGGTTCGTTCATTATCAAGCTGTTTCATCCACTTTTCGTCGTCTTCAATGAATCTCCACGCCCCGCGGCTCATGATAATTTCTTCAACGTCGAATCCGAAATCCGCAAGCCTTTCATACCATGTCTGCAAATCTTCGATAGGACTAACGCCTACCTCGCCCCATCTGTCGCCGCCAAGCAGTTTTATTTTGTGCGGCAGGCTGTAGTCAATCTGCCTGTCAACGCCGTAACCGATTACATTAATCAGTCCATTGAATAAAAATTCGCTGGTGGCTTTTTCCCGCAATTCCGCGACGGCCTCGATGCACTCGATGTCGTCTTCCGCTTCCAGTTTCCCGGCACGCTCCTGGGCTGTCTTGAACGCCGCCGCAGGCATTGAACCGTAAGGTTCGCCGGGCACTCTTTCTTTCAAATCCTGCAACCCGATAACTTTTCGGTGCTGGTACAGCGGCGTCTCGATTTGCGCCGTTCTGTATTTCCCGCGTTCGGTCGGAGGAACTGTCACGCCGTCGCCAACGAAATGCGCCATGGGATTTCCTTTTGTGAAATAATCCCACTCGACATAACGTGTCGGCAAAAAGTCCGGCGATCCGTTCATCATGTATTTACTCCAAAACCTTGATTTCGGGAGTATGGTTTCAACAGGCTCAATCTGAGTCCTTTGCATACCGTTATTGGTAGTTGTGTTTGTCTTAGCCATTTAGCTTCCCCTCCTTAACCCAGCGGAAACTGTTCCGCGTCCGGATATTTGTAGTCGGGCTCGATAATAATAAATCTGCCCCACGCTTCCATGATAGCTTCCGGATCAAGTTCGTCTCCGAGAGCTTCCTCGATTTTGTTCTGGTTAAATTCGCCGCTCGTTCCCAATACGGCGTTCTGGGCTTCCTCTGTTTCCGTTGTGTCAATGTCGTATAACAGTATCCCCCTGATTATTTCACCAGCTTCCCAAACGGTGAACGTTTCGCCGTCTGCGCTGACAAGCGGCGTTCCGCGTTTGATGATTCCTGTACCGCTAACCGCAACAGGCCTCGTCTTGCGCGGAATCAGCGTTCCGTTGTACAGATCGTCAACTGTTGACTGGTTAACCTGCGGATTAAATAAATTACGCTTTGCCATTTTCATCCCCTCCCCTTGCTTTGTTATGTTCTTCAATGCGTTTTTCATACGCTGAAGCTTTTACGTCTTTCGGCGGCGCCGCGTGCTGCGGATTACGCATAGCACTGGTCATGCCGCTTGCCTTCAAATCGCGCCCAAGAGCCGCGGCAAACCGTGTAGCTCCCGTACTGCCGCCCTTGCCGGCCGCCATCGCCTTGATAACATTGCGGCTTATTGTCTCCGCCGAAGCGCCGCTTCTTTTCGCCGCCTGAATCATACTGGACAATGCCGGAGCCGCCTGCGCCATTTCGTCTAACGCAAGATTGCGATTGCGTTCCGCCAATACCCCGGCGCGGTATGCCGCCTGTACCTCTGCTGACGCGCCTGCGGGCACGGCGGTAGGATCGGCGGCGGCTAACGGTTCTAAGAACTCCGTGTTGCACTCGGGGCAAGTAAGCACATACCCCTCGTTTCCCGTGTTGTCCGTTCCCGTTTCCGCTGTTTCCGTGTCGTAATCGACAGTAGCGCCGCAATTCGGGCATACAGCCTGCGCGGCTTCGGCAACAGGTTCTGACGCCGGGCTTGCTTCGGGCTGTGCCGGCGCAGTCGCGGGCGCCGGAGCGGCCGTGCCTCCGAGCGGCACTGCTTCCGTTGTCTTTGTGCCCTGTTCGCCGTCCGCGTTTACGTCCGTATCCCACACAAAATCATCACCGCAATGCGGACAATTCACGGTGTAGATTGCCGATCTTACATTGCCCGGCATCCGCCTTGCCAATGTCGCCACAGGTTCTTCACCGTTATTACCGTCGCCTTGCGGTTCCGTCTGTTGCGTAACGCCAGCAAATGTTTCCCCTGTTTCGGGATTCATGTTGACAGCTCCGCCGCAGCTCGGGCATACCATTTCGACAAAAGTTATTTCTGCTTTTGGTTTTGCTTTGGCAGCCGCTTTCTTGTTTTTCTTTCTGTTGAAAAACGCCATAGAAATACCCCCTATGTTAGAGTTTTTTATTCCGGCAGTTTTCTCGGCTGCCTTGTCATAACCCGTCAGGTCAATTTTATGACCCTTGTAGTTATATACCCCTGGTTTAATCATCGCGGCGGCTTCCAACGGTTTTTTGTTTTCAGGCGTATAACCATCAGCCAGCCCGAATTCAATCGCCTCCGCAGCGGTAAGCCATGTTCCTTGTTTTGTTTCGCCGTCCATAAGCGCGATAACTTCCTCTCTCGATTTTCCTGATTTTTTTGAATATGCCGTTATCATCGGTTCACGGATTTTATCCAGCTCGTCCGCCAGCTCTCTTGCTTCATTCGCGTTAAGCCCGGAAAAACAAATCAACTGGTACGGATTGTGCACCATGAGCATGGACGTTTCGTCCATGTAAACCGTATC